CCTTTCTTTACGCAAAATTGAGTTTTTGGGAAGCGGGGTGATTGGGAGATAAAGAAAAAAAGCACTGCGATTCACATCGGAGTGCTTTCTAAATATACAAAATGTTTTAACAATATAAATAATTTTTTATGGCTATGAATTGTTTTACTGCTACATTATTTATGCAGGTATAATAAATATAACAAAACATAAATACTGTATAAAAAAATAAAATTTGGTTATGGTGTTGCTTTCTATTATCGTGGGTTATCTAATGATTACAACAGTGATTAAACTGCTGTCTAAAATACAGTTAGATAAATAATTTGTTATATTTAATATAAGTTTAACATAATGTAATAAAAAATACAAAAAAATTAAATATTATGGCTGAACAGATTATATCCCATCGTGCCACTTTAAGGGATATGGTTCGTTCAGTTTTTTTTTTACTTACATAAATAATACAAAGAACAATTTACCACTACATACATGTTTTCGGGTAGTAACTCTATATAGTACAACTACCCCAAAAAGTGTAGTGAGTGGTAAAAATTGAAGTTAAAAAAAATAAATCTTTGTTATATTTTATTAGAGTTGATTATCAGTGGCACGGTGATTAACTCAAATTTCGCTCATACAATTATATAAGGACTATTCAACTGAAATCCTCGTGCCACTTTAGGGAGAGTAAGTTGAGTAGTCCATTTTTGTATTTTATTATGTTAAATAATTTATTAGACTTTAGAAGAACCATTGAGGTGAAGAACGCAAAGCAGTTCTACCTTGATGACATCCTTACAAACGACGACTACAAGATCATGATGCAGAGAAAGCGTGTTGTCGTTCTGAACAAGACAGAGTGTGGTAATGGAGGAACCTCTGGTATTGTTAAATACATAGAATCCGACGAGTGTATTCGTGGTGCATTGATTCTCGTCCCTAACCGTAGCATCGTTATCAGTAAGGAAGATACCTATAAGGATAAACCTCACATCTGCTGTGTATATGGCGGTAAGGATGAGATTGACCTGACAGCAAGAATTGTAATTGCAACATACGACCAGTTTGAAAGACTGCTTAACACACTGGACAGCGTTGGTTCAATTGGTAATGTGAATGACTGCAAGTTCTGGGAGGGTCGTGTGATTGTGGTAGATGAGTATCACAAACTGATTGATGAAAGCAAGTTCAGACCTGTGATGGTGGGTATGACCGATTTGATAATCAAGACCTGCGAACCTGTTGTATTGATGAGTGCGACACCACACGATGCATATATAGAAACGCTGTCAGATGTTCTCTATGAGAAGAAGGATATTATCCCATTGAATATCTCATACAAGATGACCGACACAGGTCTGACTGAAACAGACCCTGAAAAGAGAGCAGCGATTGAAAAGACGAATACCCACAAAAAGATAGTGGATAGACTTGCAAAAGCGAGCAGGAGGATGACTAAATCTATGAGCATATATGATATTGCTCCATATGAACTGACAGCATTCTGTAAATGGTTGATATCAAGCGGTAAGAAGGTATGTGTATTCTACAACAATGTAAGCAAGGTATCACAGATAATGAAGAAGGTCGGAACAGAGGAGTGTGAGATATTGTGCTCTAACGATGAGAAGCAGAAGGAGAAGTGTGGCAAGTATTATTCGGATAAGTATAATAAGGAGAAGCGTGTTCATTTTATGACATCAGCATACTTCACTGGACACGATATTGATGAGGAGATTGATGCGTGTTATATCATTGGTAGCAGACGAAGTGCATGTACAGCGATATCTATGCGAGATATCAAGCAGATTATCGGTAGGTTCAGAGAGTATTGTGGATGGAGTTGGAATGGTATCAATATGATGTATCTGAATGAAGGTATCTGTGATGAAGAGTATAAGACTCTTGATAGACAGTTGAGTGAAACAGAGTTTTGGATGAAGAAATGTGGTTCAGATTGGGTGAATAACCCAGAGGCAATCAAGATGAAGTTGAACAACCTGAAATATCACGATATCCGACAGCAGTTTGAATATTGGAGCACACCAGAGAAACTGATCATGAGATTGAGGGCGGAAGGATATGAAGTATTCACTGCTGAAAAGGACGGTAAGAGAGTGGATAAACCGAAAGCACTTATAGAACTACCCGAATATACTGTTGAATCAAGTTTGTCATATAGGGCGGCATTTATAAAGGTTGCTAACGGAGAGACTGTATCTTGGGAAGAGTACAGGGATGTGAATAAGATAACGGAGTATATCAGCAGATACGGTATTACCCGAAACAGAAGAGGTAATGTGATTGTCCCACCGAGAGAGAAGGTATTTGCTTACTTGAAGATGGACAATGTGTTTGATGAGTTTAGGGGCGACTTTGAGGTGTTGTCTCCAGATGATAGGTATGTTGCTGTCGGATTTGAGGACTGTGCGATATACAAGGCGAAAGCACTGTTATACACATTGAAGTATATACAGGAGTTCTATCCAAGATTGGTTGAAGGCGAGTTGGACTACGGACTGCTACCAATTAAGTTCAGGGAAGTGTTTGGTGCAGTTATGTATTGTGAGAAGGAAGGTAGAACCAAAGGTTCAGATATGTGGTGTATTATGGGTAGTTATCTATTTGACAAGTTCAATGAAATGACTACAACGGATAATAATTTACCACCAGATACATTTTTTGGGGTAGTACCTCTATATAGTACAACTACCCGAAAAAGTGTAGTGAGTGGTAAAAATGAAGTTAAATTGAGTTATATGACTGGACTCAAATATGAGAAATGTGATAAGTCAGGTAAGCAGAAAGGAAGGTGTATGGCAAGAACGATAGACTATGATGAAATCCAAGATGTCTTGAATCCACTTACGGGAATATATATATACGACTGGGTTAATCAAGATAAAAAGACAAGAATATATAAGATGAAGATGGACTTGGAGGGAAATAATGGATTGGATAAACTGAAAGAACTGATAGCATCTTGGAGAGAAAGAGTAGATGCAGGTGAGGAGTTAAGTCCTGTTGAGGCGAAGATATATAAGAAGGTATCAGTGAAAACAGATTATGAGTTAAAGATTTGGTATCATTTCATTAAGGATAAACAGGAAAAGTGGAAAGAATTAAAGAATTACGGACAATTAAAAATAAGTGATTTGTATCTTGATGACGACAAAGAATATAGACACACGAAGGGTGAGATGAATGAGGTTGGTTGTCTGATTGATGATATTGATTCAGGTTTGAGATTCAGTGAGTTCAAGGAGATATATAAGCAGTATAAGTGGTATGCTTATCCGACCATCTCCAACACTGACCCTAATGACTGGCATAAGTTCAGAGTGATTGTCCCGTTATCTAACACATTGACAATAGACGGTGAGAACAATGTAAAGGTTCTGAAAGCACTCCGTAATATGTTTTGTCCATATGAAGACCCTTGTCATGGACTAACTTCATATATCAACCTGAATGATTTTGAGCATATGTATGTAAATGATGGTGAGGTGTATGATGTAAATCAGAAGACTGTTGATTTATTACAACATTTGGTGAGTGTGTCAAACACATACACTACAACTACGATAGAGAAGGAGGATATCCCATTGGTATCCAGTTGTTCAAATAGTAGTGCTCTAATCAATGGAACTATTAAGATGTTTAACAAGTGTGTTGAGAATTGGAACACGACCATCTACAACAGACTATGGAAGTTGATAACGATTGATGGATTCACAAGAAAGGAGATAGATGAAATCAAGGCGGGTTTGACTAACCCCGACTTTGCAGACTATATGGAAGTGGTCATTAATGCACATTCAGAATGGAACTTATAAAATAATAATATTTAATCAATTTTACATTATGGTACGCGGAATAAAAATCAAGACAAATGTCCCCCTTGATATGACGATAGCAGATTTTTGGGGTAGTGTAGGAGACTACATAGATGAGGGTGATATCGTATTTGTATCTATTAACATCACCGATATCACAGACAACGAATTACTTAAACACAGTCCGTTTGGGTCATTTACACTAATACAGGAGATAGACCCAGATACGAAAGAACCGACAGGCTGGTATGTGTTTGAGTCATTTGATTACAAGTATCACTTTGGTTTAGAGTGGGATAAAACTATAAACGATGTGTTGAACGAGATGATGACGATAGTTAAGGAAAAGTATCGGAAAGATATAAACGATAATGAAGGTTATGTAAATCGTTTTTCAGATTCTGACTTATATTGGTTTGTTAAGTCATATGGTAATAGGTTAGGAATAAACTATTATATTGATGATGATGGTGATTTGTGTATTACATATGTTTCATCGTTTGTATTTGATAGAGCGGAGGGTTAGTCCTCCGCTTTTTCTTTCATAAATATATTATACAAGGATATAATATGGTTATGGTAGAGTTTAAGTTCAACACTGATGATATAGACCGAGCGGTCAAGAAGATGGCAGAGGCGGACAGCAGAATGACAAAGGAATTTGAAAAGGAGTTCAAGTCAATATACAGCAGTAGTAAGAGTATAGACTGGAAGGATTATGCGTTAGGAAAAAGGCGTTAATAAAATATAAAATTAGGCGGTTTCTCCGTTGGGTAATTAGTTAGTCATCCCAGCCTGAAATCGCCTAATTTCTTAATATATATCACTAAATATGGACGAAGGTAGAAGAATACAGAGGCGTAAGGAGCGTCATAAAATATATAACAGTAAGGAGTGGAAGTTATTGAGAGCATCCGTCATACGAGAGCAACCGCTCTGTGTTGATTGCTTGAACGAAGGGAAAATCACTCCAGCAGAAGAGGTGCATCACATAGTATCCTTTATGAAGTTCGCGGAGTCAGACCCCAGAAGGATGGAGTATGCGTATAAGAAGGCGAACTGTGTATCACTATGCAGGCAGTGTCATATATACAGACATCATCCAGAGTTGAAGGACATCAACAAGTATGGTGTATATGACGATGATGACGAAGTGGTCTCATAAATACTGATATATAAGAATATATTAGTTTATGAATATCAGAAACGAGTGGTCGGACGAGACAAAGGATTACATCATTGAAGTCAATAACACCCTAACATCTATGGGTGTGCTTGAAAGCGTTGATATGAAGAACATCATCTTATTGGGTGATGCTTATGACTTATATCTGCAAGCACGCGAGAATGTCCGTAATGAAGGACTGACAATTGGAGTGGGCGACAGGCAGCGACAGAACCCGAACTTGGTGATAGCAAGACAGCAACAGGCAATGGTGTTGTCATACTTGAAAGAACTAAACATCACTTGCAGAGGCAGACGCTTGCTTGCTAACAGCGAAATGAAATCAGACGAAACGCCGTTGAGTGCGTTTTTAGATATGGTGAAGGAGGATTAGTATGGGATACAGGGAATATGCAGAAGCAGTTGTTGCTGGTAGCATGATCGCCTGTGAATATACGAAATTAGCGTGTCAGAGATTTCTGGATGACTTGAGTAGAGATGACCTGATATTCAAGGAGAAGAAGGTCAGAACATTATTATCGTTTGCGAGCGTTCTCCATCACTACACTGGTAGTCATAGCGGAGAACCGTTTATTCTTGAACCTTGGCAGGAGATGGTCGCTGCGAGTATATTCGGGTTCTACTATGCAGATACAAACAGGAGAAAATACACCAGCAGTTATATTGAGTTAGCACGAAAGCAGGGAAAGACATTTCTTGCTGCTTTGTTTTGTCTGTTTGCGTTGATAGCAGACGGAGAAGATGCAGCAGAGGTATTGCTTGCAGCGAACAGCAAGGAGCAAGCACGAATAGCATTTGAGATGACACAGGTGTTAGCACGACAACTGGATCCAAGGGAGAAGGAACTGAAAGTGTATCGTAATGAAATCAAATTCAGTCCTAATGAGAGCAAGTTGAAGGTATTGGCGGCGGATGACAGCAAATTGGATGGTTTTAACTGCAGTTTTGGTCTGCTTGATGAGTATCACGCTGCATCTAACAGCAAGGTCAGGGATGTAATCAAGTCATCAATGGGTATGAGAAAGAACCCACATCTTGCAACTATTACCACAGCAGGGTTTAACAAGTCAGCACCTTGTTATGAATTAAGGTCATATGGCATAGAAGTGTTGAAAGGTATCAAGGAAGATGACAGTTTTTTCTGTCTAATTTACACGCTTGATGAGGGTGATGACTGGACAGATGAGCGAAATTGGATAAAATGCTCCCCTAATCTGGGCATCACCGTGAGTAAGGAGTGGTTAGCATCACAGGTGCAGCAGGCGAAGCAGAACCCATCAGATGAGGTGGGTGTTAAGACAAAGAACCTGAACATATGGTGCGATTCAAGCAATGTATGGATACCAGAGCATTATATCAAGCAGCAGATGAGGAAGATTGACCTTACTGACTTCATAGGAAGGGACGATGTATTGGTATATGCTGGTGTGGATTTGTCCAGTGTGTCCGACCTGACAGCGGTGAGTTATATGGTCGTTGATACAAATAATAATTATTATTTCAAGACATTTTATTACTTACCTGAAACCTGTGTTGATGATAAGTTCAACAAGGAACTGTATAAGATATGGGCAGCACACGGGGATTTGACTTTAACGAAGGGTAATGTAGTGGATTATAACTACATCACGAATGACTTGAAGTATTGGTGTGAGAAACTGAATGTTCGTAAGATAGCATATGATGCTTGGAATGCGACCCAATGGAGCGTTCAGTGTAAGGAAGAAGGACTACCGATACAGGAGTTCTCCCAGTCTATTGGAAATTTCAACAGAGGAACGAAGGAGATTGAGAGATTGATATTGTCTAACAAGGCGTATATAGACCGAAATAACATCACCCGCTTCTGCTTTGATAATGTAGAGTTGATAGTGGATTCTTCGGCCAACTGTAAGCCTCATAAGGGTCAGAGTCAGAAGAAGATAGATGGTGTGATAGCGATGATTGAAGCGTTGGGTATATATCTGCTGGACAATCACGGAACAGGTGAGATAATGGTATTTTAGATTTTGTTATATTTAATATAGAAGCCTTCATAGGGTTTTAATCATATTTGTTCTTTTTTCATAATTATATTTGTTTTTATTTGACATGTTTTTGGGGATTGGCGTAAGTCAGTCCCCTTTTTTCATAAATACATTATATAATGAAACTAATTCGTAATGGGATTATTTGACAGATTGTTTAACAGAAAGTCTGTGGAAGAGAGGTCAGATAGCGGATATTTCGGAGGAATGGCGTTGAATTACTCATCCTTCAACGGATATCAGCAGAACAAAGCATTACTATTGTCTGCTGTATATCGTTGTGTAGAGTGTATTTCAGACACTGTTGCTCAACTACCGCTTAAACTCTATTCAATAGACGCGAAGGGTTATAAGGTTGAGGATACAGGCAACGAACTGTATGATATCCTCACTAAACAACCTAATGAGAAGATGACCGCCTTTGCAATGATAAAGGCAGCAGTAATAAGCACAGTGCTTACAGGTAATGGATATATCCTTATCCGTCGTGAGGGTAAGAAAGTGAAGGACTTGGTATATATACCATCAGGACTTGTAAATATCATTGAATCACCAGAGAAGGTAGAATATCAGATAACTGGATTCAAGACCAACATACCTGCAAGCGACATGATCCACTTGAAGAATATATCACTTGATGGTGTTCGTGGAGTATCCACTTTGCAGTATGCAAGAATAACATTGGGTATTGCAACAGCATCGGAGAACACAGCAAATAACTTCTTTAAGTCAGGTGGAGCGATTTCTGGTATTCTTTCAACACCGAACCCGCTTTCAAGCAAGCAGAAAGAGGATGCAAGACAGAGTTGGGCAGCAGCATACGGTAGCAACAACGACAGAAACGGTATTGCAGTGTTGGACGGTAATTGGAGTTTTCAGGAATTGTCTATTTCACCTGCAGATGCACAGTTATTGGAGTCAAGGAAGTTCAATGTCATTGACATAGCACGCTTCTTCGGAGTACCACCTACTAAATTGTTTGATAATGTTGGTGTAAATTATAATTCACTTGAAATGAGCCAGTTGGCGTTCTTGACAGACTGCATCCAACCTTTGCTCGTGAAGATAGAGCAGGAGTTTGAGTGTAAATTGTTCAATAGGGGTGAAAGAAGTAAATATGAGGTGAAATTTGACACTACTATGATGCTCCGAACTGACAAAACATCGCTCGCTAACTACTACAACACTATGTTCAATATGGGTGTTTTTAGTCCCAATGAAATCCGTAAGTCATTGGATATGACAGCAATTGAAGGAGGAGACCAGCATGTAGCACAGGTAAATCTCACAACACTGGAGAACATAGCGAAGTTAGCACAAAATCCAGTAGATAATAAATTAAAAGGCGACAACGAAGTTGTAGAGCCTGTAAAAACAGAAGGAGGCGACGATGATAAAAAGACTGAATAAAGCAACAGACCAATTGGACTTGATATTGTGTAAAGATGAGATGTTCGCCCGTAATGTTAAGCGTATCATCTACTACACACAGGGTCATAAATCAACATTTATAGAACCTGATTTTGAAACACAGAATGATGTGTTAGTCATAGCATTACCATCGGAGGATTTATCAACGCTCCCAGCGGGTATCTTGATGCGTGATGTAGAGTATATCGTAGAGGATGCGTTATACCCTGACGGCAAAAGAAATCTCATCCTCACAGACAATATGAATGTTTATGTATGTTAGTAGATTGGAATGAAGGATATATAAGTGTTTGTCCTGCACCTGATTTGATACCAGTGGAGGACAAAAACACATACATACCTACCAGCACTTGGGGGTATATAAAGGGAAGTGTGAGCGAGCAGAAGGACTTGATGAACCTGCTCGCTAACATTACATCAGGATTGACCCATGATCAGATAGCACTATTGGTGAATGCTGACATCAGACTTAACGAAGTGGAGCAGGATATTGCTGAACTTTCAACAACACAAGAGTTGGATTTTGCTAATCTGACAGCAAAAGTGAATACAAAGGCGAATGTGGTTGATGTATATACTAAATCAGAGATAGACAGCAGAAACTACCTGACCGAACATCAGTCCCTTACAGGATATGCTACTGAAAATTGGGTGTATAGCAAGGGTTATCTTTCAAGCGAAACAGACCCAATATGGGCAGCAGAGAAGCACAAATACGCTCTGAAAGCAGAACTACCGAGTATGGTAGGTTATGCGAAGGAGAATTGGGTATCGGAGCAACTGACAGCGAAAGCCAATGTAGTTGATATCTACTCAAAGATTGAAATTGACGGTAAGAAGTATATCACTGAATCACAACTGAATACAGAACTGCTTGCAAAGGCGAACTTATCAGACATCTACACGAAAATTGAGATAGACGGTAAGAACTTCGCCACAAAGGATTGGACAGCAACTGAATTACTGGGTTATGCTAAATTAAGTGATGTATATACCAAGACAGAGATGGACGATAAGGAGTATATCACCGCTCCATATCTCACAGAGCAGTTATTGACAAAGGCAAACTTATCAGACATCTACACGAAAATTGAGATAGACGGTAAGAACTTCGCCACAAAGGATTGGACAGCAACTGAATTACTGGGTTATGCTAAATTAAGTGATGTATATACCAAGACAGAGATGGACGATAAGGAGTACATCACAAGTGAGTATCTGGATGAGCAATTGCTTGCAAAGGTGAACACAGGTGATGTATATACCAAAATAGAGATAGACAGCAAAGAGTATATCACTGCTCCACATCTCACAGAGCAACTGACAGCGAAAGCAAACTTATCAGATGTTTATACGAAAATTGAGATAGACGGAAAGAACTTCGCTCCAAAAGATTGGGTTGAAACAGAACTGTTAGCATACGCTAAACTTGGAGAGGTATATACCAAGACAGAGATGGACGATAAGGAGTATATCACCGCTCCATATCTCACAGAGCAGTTATTGACAAAGGCAAACTTATCAGACATCTACACGAAGATTGAGATTGACGATAAAGAGTTCATCAACGAAACACGCTTGACAGAAGAACTGACAGCGAAAGCAAATCTCACTGATGTATATACTAAAATAGAGATAGATGGAAAGGATTTCGCTCCAAAGGATTGGGTAGCAACAGAACTATTAGCATACGCGAAAGTGGGTGAAGTATATACCAAAACAGAGTTGGATGATAAGGAGTATATCACAGCACCATATCTCACAGAGCAGTTATTATCAAAGGCGAACACAAGTGATGTCTATACCAAGACAGAGATAGACGGTAAGGAGTTCATTAACGAAACACGATTGGTAGAAGAACTTACAGCAAAGGCGAATCTCACAGATGTATATACTAAAATAGAGATTGACGGAAAGGATTTCGCTCCAAAGGATTGGGTAGCAACCGAGTTATTGGCATATGCTAAATTGGGTGAAGTATATACCAAGACAGAGATGGATGATAAGGAGTTCATCACAGCACCTTATTTAGAAGAGCAACTTGCAGCAAAAGCCAACTTATCGGATGTATATACGAAGATTGAAATTGACGGAAAGAACTTCGCCACAGAGGGTTGGGTAGATGAACAGTTGGTAGCGAAAGCGAATCTCACTGATGTATATACGAAGATAGAGATTGATGGTAAGGATTTCGCTCCAAAGGATTGGGTAGCAACCGAATTGTTAGCATACGCCAAAGTAGGTGAAGTCTATACAAAAGATGAGGTGGATGAAGCAATTGACAATGTAGAGGTGGATTTAACTGGTTATGCTACAGAGAACTGGGTGATTGAACAAGGTTATGCTACAGAGAGTTATGTTGATATATCGGTTGAGACCAAAGTTGATTACAGCAAGATATGGACAGGAACACAGGATGAGTGGGATGCTTTATCTGTTGAGCAACAGAACAGTTATACAATAGCAATGATAGAGATAGAGGAATGATTTTAGGGAAGAATATAGGTAATGTATTTAGCGAAGGTCGTGAGATTCAGCGAGTTTTCTCATATGGCAGATTGGTGTGGGAAAAGAACAGGATAGACTATAACACCACAGCATTCACCGTTGTAGCACTTGATGATACAGTGGTTGTAGAACCATACTACGCCCGTAAGCAGGGAACCAGTTATGAAACCATTGGTGATTTCAAATACTCTATAAATGGGAGCGAATGGCAGGAGTCTTACGGTAATGGAATTCAGATAAAGAGAAATGATACCGTGAATATCATATCATCAGACATCTGGTATTGTAAAATCACAGGTTTATGTGATATATCAGGTAATATAATGTCATTGATATATGGAGATGATTTTGTTGGTCAAACTGTTTATCCAGAACTACCAAACGGTTATTATAGAATGGGATTTTTCCAAGATTGTGATATACGGAATGCTGCAAATCTGGTATTACCTGCTACGACATTAACATTTGAATGTTATGCAGGGATGTTTCGGAACTGCACAAGTCTAACACACGCTCCTAAAATATTACCTGCTACGACATTAACGACTTATTGTTATGTAGGGATGTTTCGGAACTGCACAAGTCTGACAGCACCACCTAAAATATCAGCGGTTACATTGGATATGTATTGCTGTCAGCGAATGTTTCAGAACTGCACAAGTCTGACAACAGCCCCAGAACTACCAGCAATCAGAACAGCAGATGAATGTTATGCTCATATGTTCTTGAACTGTTCATCACTGACATCAGCACCTGCTTTACCAGCAACATCATTAGGTCAGGCGTGTTATGCAGATATGTTTGGTGGTTGTACTTCATTGACAACAGCACCTGCTTTACCAGTAAAGACATTAAACTACAACTGTTATTCACAAATGTTTCGGGGTTGTACTTCATTGACAGCAGCCCCAGAACTACCAGCAACTACATTGGTGTATAATTGCTACGCATATATGTTTGAAGGATGTAGTAATTTGAATTACTTGAAATGTAAAGCGACAAAATACGACACATCTGCTGAATCATATACTGAATGTGTAAATGGATGGTTATCAGGTGTATCACCAACAGGAACATTTGTTGGTTATAGAATAGGAGGTGAAAGTCCATTAAAAGACCACATCCCATCTACTTGGACAGTTGAATACCTTAACTAACACCACCGTGCTCTACATCTAACAACGCACATCATTGCTCCGCAATGTATAGTGCTTATGATGCCGCACTTTATATAGACGCTCCACATCACTTCGTGATGTCGCGTCTTACATAAATACTTATATATAATTTGCAAATTATGGAACTAAATAAAAGAAAGAGTTTATTGACCCCTGCAGCACCAACTGTATGGGGTATGATTCACGGAGATATCACTAAACAGCAGGACATTGTTGAAATGATATCAACATTAGTGGATAATGTGGTAGGTTCTGACTTGACCAATAGAATAAAGGGTGAAGTTCTCGCAGCAATCAATCCGATATTGGGTGAGGCATTGGAGCATAAACAGGCGACACTTGTATCTGGTGAAAACATAAAGAGTTTATCTGGTCGCTCACTTCTTGGTGAAGGTGACTTAGATCCGCTCACAGAATCAGACAGAACCCTGCTCAACAGCGTAGAGGATAAGGCGACACAAGATGAAGTGCAAGGTGCTTTGATGAAGTCAAGTGCTGCACAGAATATGGCGAAGAATGCATTGGACAAGACAGAAGAACTGGATGCAAAAATCGGTGATATAGATACAATTACACAGGATATATTATCATGAGCGTAGCGGACAATTTGAATCAAATTAAAGCCTGCAAGGAAAGCATCCGTCAGGCAATCATAGACAAGGGCGTTGATATGACAGATGTCCCTTTCACTGGTTATGCAGAGAAAATCGGTGAGATATCAGGTGGTGCATCTGATACAACTGAATATATTGAATTTGATAAAGCAGTTCATTATGAGATTATGTGGGCAGCAGCAAACTGTATTCAACTGAAATTCACAACACCTAATCTTGAATATGAAATAGACCCCAACAATGGAAACAGCACTTGGTCAGGTGAAGGTCATTTGCTCACAATTGTAATCTACTCATTTAACAACAGCAGTCTTTACACTGGAACTTACACAGCAAATGCAGGAAACAATCAGGTAAATGAATGGGAGTTTAATATTGGAGGTGATGTTGATATGGGTGGATGGATGCAAAATAGTGGAACCTATTTTGAGATATTACCTGATACATGGGGCACACCTACCAACATAACTGATGGAACAATTGATGTATCAATATCGGGGGATAATCTTGTCATCAAACTTAAATCATCTGTTATTAATGCAAGATTTACTGGTTTATTGAGCGACTGTCCTTTTGATGTTAAAGTCTATGACCCAACTGATTATCTCATAGTGAGAAAAAGTCTGACTTCATATTCATCAGATGAACAAGAGATACCTGCTGGTGCATTTTATGGTATGACGAACTTAACAGGGGTCATCTTACCTAATGCTAATAACATACAAGATAGCACATTCAAAGGATGTAATAACTTGGTATCAGTTAATATACCAAATGCAACAGGTGTAGGATATGCAGCATTTCAGAATTGTTATAAATTATCATATGTTAATATACCTGAATGCACTAATGTATCAGAAAATGCTTTTGCAAGTTGTTTTGTATTACCATCAATTAATATACCTAAATGTGAGTTTATTGGTCAAAGTGCATTTAACGCTTGTATGTCATTGACATCTATAACTGCAACAGCGTGTAAAATCATAGAAGATTTTGCATTAAACAGCACAGCACTGACAGCACTTGACCTACCTAATTGTAATAAAATTGGACAATTTGTGATCTCTTGGTGTGCTACCTTAACATCGGTATCAGCACCAAACTGTACTGAAATAGGCAGTAGTGCATTTCAAGGTTGCAGTACATTGACAGAACTGGATTTGAGTAATGTATATTACTGTACCATACCAGACACATCAGTATTTGAAATGACCCCATTTGCGAGTGGAGAAGGCACAATAAAAGTTCATAGTTCATCACTTGCATATTATCAATCAACCTACCCGTGGTCTGAATTTGCAGGATGTTTGGTTGGAGCAGGAGACCCAGATGTAGTATTATTGGCGAATGATAACGGTAGAATATATGGAGAAACATCTGTACTTACTGCTGATTATCTTGGATATCTTGCTATCGGAAATGATGCTGTGCTATCAATTGACTTACCTAATGTAAGCAAAGCACCATCAATTCAGTCTTATCCAAATCTGCAAAGTATAAATATTGGTAAATTAACTTATGTAAATGATATGATGTTTAGCGATAATACTGCATTGACGACAGTTAATTTACCTGAATGTACTTATGTATCTACTAATGGATTTATAAACTGTTCAGCATTGACGACAGTTAATTTACCGAAATGTACTGCTTTAGGAGATACTGCATTTGCAAACTGTAATAACTTAAAGACACTGACAATAGGAACAGAATACAATGGTGTGACATTAAACTGGAACTGTCCTCTACCAGACTCAATTGAAGCAATATTTGTAAATCCAACATTTGTTGATTCATATAAGTCAGACTGGTTCTGGGTTCAATACGCTGACAAGATATTTGCAGAGGGGACAGACCCAAATGCAAGTGATTGGTATGTAGTTGGTAATTTCAATGGATGGACAATAGCAGACCCTAACACCCAGATGATAATAGAAAACGACTGGTATGTATTAAGGAATCTCACTGTTGATGGACAAAGTGTTAAGTTCGTAAAAGGAATATGGGAAGACCAGCGTGGTGGAGAATTCACAGCAGTAGGTGGAGCAGTCAGCCTGTCATTTGATGCTGGTGATATTGTAGTACCAGCAGGAACATATGATGTATATCTTAACAGTCAATTAGACACTGCATACTTTATGGAGGTTGGACAAAAACCATATTAATAAAGACTGCACGACCTACACATCAGAAATCTGATAACGGTCTTTACATAAATATATATATAAAACTAAATAACACAATGAACTTGGAAAGAAGAAGTTTTGATATTGAGTTCAGAGAAGCAGAAAGTCGTAAGGTAGAAGGATATGCTTCTGTATTCAATTCAAGGTCAAAAGATTTAGGTGGATTTACCGAAATCATAGACCCAGCAGCGTTCAATGGTGTTATTGAAAGAAGTGATGTATTAGCACTTTTGAACCATGATCAGGACAGAGGTGTTCTTGCGAGAAGCAGAAAAGGCGTTGGGTCATTGACGCTCACCGTAGATGAGAGAGGATTACATTATTCTTTTGATGCTCCAAACACTGCACTTGGAAATGAATTGGTTGAGGGACTCAAAAGAGGTGATATTTCTACATCAAGTTTTGCTTTCACTGTTGCTGGTGAGAAATGGACGAAAGAGGAAGATGGCAGATATCTACGAACCATCACACAGATAGATAAACTCTATGATGTTAGTCCAGTATATAACGAAGCGTATGAAGACACATCTGTTGCTCTACGCTCACTTGAAGCAGCAAGAGCAGAAGAGGAAGTAGAAGATGAAGAACCAAAAGATGATGAGAACAACGAGGTAAAAGAACCAGTTGTTGATGAAGGCGGCACCGAAGGTGTAGAGCCTGATGAAGAAAAAGAGGAAAACGCTGAACCTGACAGCACCCAGCCTACTGACGAAGAGTCCGACAACGAAGTTGTAGAGGACGAAGAGGACGAAGAAGGCGACACCGAAGGTGTAGAGCCTGACAAAGAGTCCGATGAAGAGGGAGAAAAAGAGGAAGAAACAAGAAATTATACACAACACAATAATAAAAAAATGGGAAAATTTTCTTTAATCAAAACTATCAACGATATAGTAAATAATCGTTCAATGTCAGACGAGGCACAGGTAGTGCTTAACGCTGGTACAGAGGAAATGAGAAAGGCAGGTCTTTCTTACAGCGGTCAGATTCAGTTGCCAGTATCTGAAATCCGTGAGGATTTGGGTGCAATCGCTGCAACACAGGAAACATATGGTGCAGAAGTAGTTGCTACTGAAAAACTTAACATCCTTGAACCACTTCGTAATAGAATGGTACTTGCACAGGCAGGTGCTACATATCTTACAGGTCTTGTAGGTAATGTATCTATCCCTACTTACACAGGTTCAAATGTAGGTTGGAAGGGTGAATTGGTAGATGCAGAAGATGGTAAGGGAACATTTGACAGCATTGAGTTCTCACCAAAGAGACTTACTGCTTACATTGATGTTTCAAAGCAGTTCTTGGCACAGGATTCAGTAGGTGCTGAAGAGATGCTTTATAGAGATATCGTTAATGCTATCGCTGATAAACTTGAGGCAACTATTCTTGGTGCTGGTGCTGGTGATACTAACACACCAGAGGGTATTTTCAACGGTGCAGAAGGTGTTGAAATCACTTTCGCTAATGTAGTTGAGATGGAGAAAGCACTTGAAGAGGCAAAACTTTTCGGTGATTACAAGTTCATCGCTTCACCTGCTGCAAAAGCAAAGTTCAAGACTACTACTATTTCAGGTCAGAAGTCAGACCTTCGTATGCTTATGGAAGGCAATGAGGTAAATGGATATCCAGTTCTTACTACTGGAAACTGTGCAGGTGTTGCTTTCGGAAAGTGGGATGAGTTGGTAATCGCACAGTGGGGTTCATTAGATATCATAATTGACCCTTACACACAGGCAAAGAAGAACGCTGTTCGTATCGTAGTTAATGCATTCTTTGATGCAAAACCACGCAGAAGTGAAGCAATCGTGAAGAAAACACTCGCGTAATTTCTATTTCATAAACTAAACAAACACAACGGGGTTGGTTGAATTCAACCAGCCCCTTTTATAAAACCGCCCTCTACATCCTTCGGATGACGGGCTATAAATAATAATTATTATTTCTATGTATCTTACACTTGAACAAGTTAAACAACATCTATATATCCCTCATGATCACGATGACCTTCTGTTAGCAGACTATATAACAGTGGCAGAAGATGCAGTATGCAGGGACTTGAACATACACTGCTTGGAAGAAATCGTCCAACCAGATGGTCTATTACCAGCGTGTGTATTACAGGCAGCATTGCTGTTGGTCGGTGGTCTGTATAATGCAAGAGAGTCAATTTCTTTTGTTCAGATACACAAGAACCCTGTATATCAATACTTATTGAGTCTTTACAGGAACTACGACGATACCCTTTACATTGCTAACGCAATGGTGGGTGGTGATACACTATACATTAACTAACTATGCAGGCAGGCAGACTTACACAGATAATAACGCTGTATGAACCAAAGACTACACGAACAGCGTCAGGTGCTGAAAGCACCGTCTATACTCTCTGCTATGAATGCAGGGCAGCAGTGGCATATCAGTCAATGGACAGGGTGAATGAGAATGGTGATATCTTCTATTCAAGGGGTATCAAATTTGAAATCAGAACGCCTTTCTTCGTTATTGACGAGAGATGTCAAGTTCATTGGTGTGGTAAGAAATACAGGATTATCAGCGTTGAACCACGCCAAGACAATCAGAGTGTAGTCATATACACTGAACTTATTAACGAATAATGGCAGCACCAAAAGTAAGTTTTACCCTTAAAGGCGACACAGAATTGAGGCAAATACTCAAAAAGATGGAGTATAAGGATATGCAGCGTGCTTATAGGAAAGCACTGACAGATTCAATGAAACCTTTACAGAATGAGGCGAAGAAGCAGTTGAGGCGAGCAGGTATCAAGAATGTCAATAAACCATATGTGAGTAAGAAAACAGGTAAGACTTATAAGTCAATGCTGCAAGGTATAATGACATCGGTGGATGTGAGAGACCCAGAGGACAACTATGCAAAAGTTCATATTATGGGTGAGTTCAGGTTGAAGTGGTTTGAAAAGGGAACATCCCTCCGTAAGACTTACAGCAAGGGTAATAGAGGTAGGATACACGCTAAACGCTTTTTCAGGAATGCAGTGGATAATAAAGGCAGGGAATGTAGAGAGAGTTTAGAACAGAACATTAAGAAATCAATACAAAGAGTTTGGGAAAGAAAATGATAAACATAGGTAGTTTAATATACAGCAACATAGGTGATTTGGTTGATACACATTGCTATCCGCTGATAGCAGAGCAATCAACTGAATATCCTTTCATTATATACAGGAGCAGTTCAACAGCACCTAATGCATCAAAGGATGGTATCTACGAGTGGGAGCACAATGTTGAAATCAGCATAGTGGATGAGGAATACGATACCTGCTGTAATATCTTGGAGGCGGTATGTAATAGACTTCTTGCTATGGAGGGTAGTGAGGTTGATGAAGTGATACTTGACAGCATATCGGAGGACTTCATTGAGAACGCCTATGTTAAGAATGTTAATTGCAGATTATACACATCTGCATAGGACGCGACATCACTCCGTGATGTAGAGCGTCTATAACGCCCTATACATCTAACGATGGCGGGCTTACATAAATATATTATATAATCAATTTGTAATTACAATGGCAACAATTTTAGGAAAGAAACTAATGCTTTTCGTTAAAAACGAGGAGACATATACTTCTATTGCATATGCTACCAATCATACATTTACTACTTCTGCTTCAACAGTATCAGTAGCATCAAAAGATGACGCTGATGTAGCAAGTGGAGCAGGTAAATGGGATGCACAGGACTTGGATATGTTCTCATGGAGCATATCAGCAGAGAACCTTTTCGCTTATGAGGGTAATGGTATGACTTGTGATAAGGTGATGGAACTTTATCTTTCAGGCACATTGCTTGATGTTAAGTTCGGTCTTGCACAGACTTCTACTACTGGAGCACCAGAGGCAGGTTGGGAGCAGGCAGCAACAACAGCAGGTGTAAAGATGCTTTCAGGTCAGGCATACATCACTTCACTTGATATCAATGCAAGCAATGATGGTAGAGCAACTATGAGCATCACACTTACTGGTAAGGGTGCAGTAGAATACAAGTAGTATAAACAACAAATAACTATGAACAGGACGAAACTCTGATTATATCAGGATTTCGTCTTTTTTTATATCCACAACCACCATAAATACATTATATAATACAGTTTTAGTTTATGGAGATTTTAGGAAAAGAATACGCTTTGAAATTTGGACTTCGTTCTATGTTCATCTATGAGTCAATCACAGGTGAGGTGTTCAACATAAAGACAGTCTTTGATGAATATGTTTATTTCTACGCTTGCTTGATGGCAGAACCAAGCAACCCAGAATTGGATTTTGAGGACTTCATCAATTACGCTGATGAACATCCAGAATTATTGAAGGAGTTTGATGCTGCTCTGTTAGCGGAGTCTAAAAGAAAAGAGATGCTTACTGACAAGACTAAAAAAAAAGCGAAGGTAAAGAAGTAAGCATAAAGGAAGTCTATAATATCTTGGTGGTGGGTTTGGGTCTATCGCCAAGATATGTTTTAGATGAAATGGAGTTTTATGAGGTTGATGCACTTTTGGACAGTTATTATCTGAAACACAAGGACAGTTGGGAGCAAGCAAGACTTATCGCTTATATGACAGCGAGAGTTAATTCAAAAGGTGATTTATCCCCAACTGATATAATGAAATTTCACTGGGAGAAGGACGAACATGATCCAATAGTGAATGAAGCAGACCAGAAGAACATAGAACTTGAGATGAAACAGTTAGAGAATATATTGAACAATAAATCATAAATGGCAAAACAAGATTTAGTAGTAAAATTGATGCTTGATAGCGGTGCTTTCGGTAATGACCTACGAACAGCAGAGCGTAAAGCACAAGAGTTTAGTAATAAGATGCAGAATGCTGGAACGACGGCTGGTAAATTCACAAACGAGATAGGTTTGTCGGCGGGTGCTTTCGGTAAGTTAGGTGGAATATTGACAGGCGCAGGTGGTGTAATTGCTGCTGTTGGTGCTTTCAAGAATGTTATGATGAGCAGTCATGATTCTGCTAAAAAGTTTCAGGGGGTCATCAGTGGTTTCGGTGGTGTATTGGAGTCGCTGCAATATTCTTTCTCTACTTTTGACTTCACCGCTTTCAATAAAGGATGGAAAGAAGTGTATTTGAATGCGAAGCAGGCAAAAGAGGCAATGTTGGATGCACAGTTAAGCACCATCGCTTATGGTATAGTAGATAGAGATACCAGACTTCAATTAAAGGAATATGAAGTAGAATATCGTAATCCTAATACAACAAAAGAAAGAAGAGCAGAGATAGCAGCGTTAAGAGATGGATTGCTTAAAGAGGCAAGGATAACCGCCGAAGCACACGCTGAAAATCTATATACTTCTGTTATAGAACAATTACAGGCAAAAAATCCTAACATTGGTGATTTGACAGGAGACTTAAAGAAAACGAAAGAACTTATCCCATCTGATAGATTGAATGATTTGATATTAGAAGCGGCATATGATATCATTTTCAATCGTGATGAAGAGGAAAAAAAGAGATGGGAGGGTATATCCCAACAAATGACACAAACAAAAATCAAGGCAGATACTAATGCTGAAACAGCAGATATGTCTATATATTATGCAACACCAAAATGGATATCAGATATCAAGGAATGGTTAGGATTTGGTAGTAGTCATGATGCTTGGATGAAATCTGCTGCGTCATATGGTGCGACTGCTGCGGAAGCACAAAAACAATGGGAAGAAACCGTTATGAAATATCAAGACCTAATGATTAAGAATGTATTATATACCATTGGTGAAGAGGGATTGAGTAAAATAGCGGGTGATATGAAAGCAGCAGATGATGTGGTTGCTGCAATTGATGAACTTCTGTTGCAAGGTATGGGTTGGTCAGAACCAACAACAAAATCAACTGGTGGTTCTACTACCAAAACCACTAAAAAAGACCCAGATGTAAGGAATGTGATGTCAATTGGTTATCTGGAAGAAATGATAGATGCACAAAAAAAATTGATGGATGGGTTTGATGTGGGCACATCTGACTGGTGGGATGCTGTTGATGCAATTGATGCATATCAGACAGAATTAAATGAAGTGAGAACATATCAGAATGCACTTCTTGGTATAGTGGATGATAATAATGATGCTGTTGAAGGTTCTATTGCTTATTATGAAAAACTTATAAAGGAAAAGTCTGATTTGAGGGATACTTTGAAATTTGAGTCCGAAGAGTGGAAGGAACTGACAGAACAAATTAAAGAATACACTAAAATATTAGACGACTTAAAGAAGAAACAGGATGAATATGATGGAAAGAGTTCTACATCAACAACATCTTCAAAATCAAAAAATGAGGAATTAGAGGAAAAGAGGAAAGCAGCAGTTGATGCTTGGGATGAAAGGGAGAAATATGACAGAGAGTCAGATGCTTGGGTAGAAGCAAACGAAAGATTAAAAGAGTATGTTGAAGAATACATGAGGTTTGTAAGGACACTTAATGAGAATGACCCAATTGACAAACTTCAGAAGAAATGGGCAAATGCAAATATGGTTGTATCCAGCAGCGTATCGGTGTTGAACGCATTGAGTGAAACACTTGCTAATAGTGAGGATGAGAGTGCAAGAAAAGCGGCTGCTTGGGTTGATGTATTTTCAACTATTGGTGCTGGTGTTCAGAGTTATATCAGTATTATGCAGGCTGCAATAGCAACTGATGAAGCATATGCGATGGCAAAAGCAACAGGTCAGGCAGCAATGCTGCCGTTCCCAGCAAACATAGCAGCGATAGCAACCGTAGTAGCAACCTTAACATCTGTGATTGCTAAAATCAATAGCATTAAAAAAAGTGCAGGTAAGTTCGCCGAAGGTGGTATCGTAGGTGGAACAAGTTATTCTGGTGATAAACTATTTGCGATGGTCAATTCAGGTGAGATGATACTGAACAAACGCCAGCAGGGAAATCTTGCTAATATGCTTGGTGGTGGCGGTGGTCAGGTAGAGTTTCATATATCAGGCGACTCACTGGTGGGCGTATTGAACAACAGACAGAATAAAAGAAATCTAACACGATAATGAAGAAGATATTACATAGCGGTCAATTTCTTGACTATGACGGAAATACAATCAAGATAACATTTTATCAGGAGAAGCACCTGTGGGTGAGTAGAACATCAATCACTGCACCATATACAGGTGGTGAATATGAGGTTGAAGTATGGAGTGATGTAGGTGATGCTCTAATCTACGACAGTGCTTATGACTGGATATCAGACCCCATATTCAAAGGTAGTTATAGAAATACTGATGGACACACCGTTTATAAATATACGATACAAATAGCAGGACGAGATTTCGTTGGTGTATCAGCGACAGGTTCGTTGAATGTAGGTGTTGAGATAAGTGATTTCGGTCAGTTGGAGGGTTATGACAGAGAGCAATTGACAAAGACAATAACAATTACACGAAGATAAGTATGACAGATGATTTGAGATTTGCTGGTAAATTACCAGTTGTGATAAACAGGAACGGTGATACACGAGATATATACAATCCGATAAGGAGTAGCAGTTGTGATATCACCGTAGTGAGCAACAAGATATTGTCTGACTTATACACTAATGATAAGAAGGATATCAAGGTGAAGGTGGAGAAGGTATGGAACGAAGAAGGGACACAAAACACCACATTGTTTGAGGGTTATATGACCCCAAATTCATATTCACAGAAACTTTCTCCCAATCTTGACAACATAGATATGACAGCAATTGACCCACTTGCAGTGCTCAAATATCTCTATATAGATGATATATTGGAGAAGGCGAAGTCAATCACTATGGGTGATTTGATAGCAAGAGCACTTGCTGCTGTTAGGATAGACTGCGTTGATTTGTGGATAGAGAACACCGTGAGATATACTGATGCTGATGGGGTCAATTATAACTTCGTTGATTTGGTGTTGCAGACTTCTAACTTCTGGGATGAGGGCGATGACCCATCAAGTGTGTATGATGCTGTCAGTGAGTGTTTGCGTTTATTTGGATACACACTTACCTTCACTGGAACAAGATATATGATATACACTGTGATATCGGATCATGAGTTCGGAACCAACTACCGTGATTTCACTTGGTATAAGATAGAGGATGGTGGAACACTTCGTAGTGTTGGAACAGGAAGTTGGAATAAGGAAGCACATCAGTTCAAGCATAGTGCTGGTGATTGGACTACTATAGACGACAATCCGACTGTGAGCATAGATAACACTTATGACAAGGTAGTGAGTGTAGCAAGCACCAAGATACCCAACTATTCACTGACAGCATTTGACTTGGTATCGTCAGAAAACAGAGATATGTATGATGCAGGTGATTTGAATGTTCAGCGCAATAAAATCAAGGGATTCAAGACATCTGGTGGATATGACAACGAATACACCAATGATGAATGGTATTATATCTGGAACGGAGTATATAAATCACCTGATTTCGGACTTGACATCACAGGAACAACAGTCAATGGCTACGCCAACATCAATGGAGCATATCAGTATATGAGCGGTCTGACAGGGCATCCAGATGCTTATGGTGGTATATTGAACTTCTATGGTGGCGAAGATAATTTGGTTGGAACTAATAAAGACCCACAGGTTGAGCGTCCAGTGGATGTAAAGGAATGTATCACTGTGTTCGCCCCTGACAATGGACTCCCACCAGAGTTTCTGGAAAGGGAATATTTGAAATGGTCATATGAAGTAGGTCAGGGTAATGAAGGTGAGGACTACACTACTGGTGGTTTGACTCCAATACATACTGGTTTGGATACAAGCAAGTTCGGAACAAACAAGACAGGTGTATCGGATGCTGTCAGTTATAGACAGAGATATGAGAACATCACTATAAGCGAGAATACTGACCAGACTTTAACTATTGACTTATCACAGAGTTATTCAAGGACAGGTGTCAAATTGACATTTGACACACTTGACTACTCTACTGTAGAAAACAAGCAGTTCGTTTTAACGGGCGGTCAGGATGAGGATTATTATTTTGGAGCACAACTGATACGAGGAACAGCATATACATATCCTTGGACTTGGAGAAATGATAATGTTAGTGTTAGTTCTGGTTATTTTGATAAGTATGACAGCGATGATTACTCAAATACATCAAATATGAGTCTGCTTAAACCAGTGTGGGACAAGCGTAAGGTCATATTGTCCATAACAACACTTGATGGTGAGAAATATCAGTTCAATGGTAAGGATTGGTTAGAAGTAGAATACATTACAGATACCAATGCTTTCTACTTGAAGAAACTGATGAACTATAAGAATATATTTACAGAGGAATTCACTTATGACCTTATTGAATGCTCCGATGGGACAACATATGCTCTGAACCCAGACGGTTTCAAGTATTACAGCACCGACAGAAGCAATCCTGAAAACAACGGTGTATATCCAGAAGGAGAAGGTGAGAAGGAAACAAAAAAAGTTGAATTTGAATACTATGCTAAATCCTCACAGACTTGGAAGAAGTATATAGATGAAGCGGATGAAGGTCGTATAGCGATTATATTACCTGCAATCAACAGTGTGAATGCAACTGTTCAATGTGATATATATCATAGCAATCTGTTGGGTATCACAGGTAATACTGGAAACAGCAATCCAAGCAAGACTGCTCATTATGTAAAATATAAGGTTGAAGGACAGTATAGTTGGACAGAAGAAAATGGTGAAACTGGTAGCGGTTCGCTGTCAGAAGGTCTTATAGGTGATGCTTATGGTAAGGTCGGAGCAGAACCTGTGAATATATACTTCATGCCTGTCAATGCGACATATATCAAAGCAGAACACTTGAACTTAGACATCTCGCTGTCAGTCCCTGAAAGCAACTTGGGGCAGATGTTCGGCGAGTCTGATGTGAAATACTCCACGAATCCCAGTAAGAAATTTCGTGAAAGTTATGATGCACCCAGTTTTCTGGTTAATACCCGCCATCCCATTGTTAGCCAGTCTCATTCTTATGTTATTGTAGGTAATGGATTAGCGGATGCTAACAGGTTCAGTATCGGCTGGATGAGTAATAAGATTGCTTGCAGACCAGAAAACTATGTGATGCAAGGCTATAAGAACTACTGGGGAACTATAAGAAGAACTTATAATAGAGTGTTAGTCCCTCATAAAGAACAGTTCAGTAATTGTCTATGCTTCATTGAAGCACCTGATATCCCTGATGTCGGTAATGGAAGATGGCTGATGGTGGTGAGCGACAGTTGGGATGTGAAAACTAACAGACACACTATATCTGCAGTAGAGGATTATGGTCTGAATGTCAATCAGATAGAGAACTATACTGTTCTTGAAATACCAAGGGAGGCGAGAAATCCAAGATTTAACCTACCTTCTGTTAAGAAGAAGTAGTCGCACTATACATCACTTCGTGATGGCGTGCTATACATAAATACATAAGACAATAACTAACAACTAATGGGACTTGATTGGACAGCAATAATTATAGCGATAGTGGGGGCGGGAGGCTTGACCGCCCTCATCACACTCACAGAAAAGAAAGCAAAGGCTGCACTTGAGAATATGCAGAAAACCATAGATGAGTGGAAAGCACTCTGCCAAGAGGAACGAACAGAAATCAATACACTTCGTGAGCGTTTAACTACCAAACAGCATATGATAGATGAACTATACAAGGAGCGTGAAGAGTTTATGCGTGAGCGAGATGCTATGAGCACTGATTTAGCGGTGGCAAAGATACTACGATGTGAGCATGTAGGATGTGAGCAGAGAAAACCACCACTTGCACAGAACTTATGCGGAGCAGGATGCGAAATGTGTGATGGTGGATGTGATATCACGAAATAAATAAAGGCGGGGAACATGATCCTCGCCTTTGTTGATAATTCATTTCATCTAATTATAGTTGTAAAATTTAATTATCCATATCTATCGTAAGTTCAAACAACATACTATTGAGAATATGACCTGTCTCAATCAGTCCATAATAACCTCCTCTTACCACATCTCTGATAGATTTCTTCAAATTGCTGTCAGAATTACCGATATGCCAATCCATAATAGGTAATATCTTGCCATCTTCATCCTTATTGCAACTATACCAAGTGTTCCCTTCAATATCAATCACTTCAAAGTTGAAATGATTTTGTCGCCAAGCACGACTTATATATTCTTCTAATTCTATATACTCACCATCATCAATAGGATACCACATATGGAATATTTCTGTAAGCGTCTCCATTATATTACCACCAAGTTCATACTCATCATTAGTCTTACATATCCTTACAACACATACACGAGTATCCTTATCACAGAACAACTCACCACATTTGATAGCACCCCATTCTTCACCGTGTCCAAAAGGGTTGCATTGTATATCAATTTTCTTAATCTCACCCTTTCTGATTGATGTTATTGTTGAATTATCAATTGTTAATATTGATACTATATCTGTTTCAAATTCAATCCAAGGATAGATGCTGTTAGTTCTGATATCCTTTGCGATAGCATCATAATCGCCATCTGTGATATAACTATGAGGAACATCACAGTCATATTCATCACCGTTCTGCTTATACCAAAACTTGTTGCTCTTAAACAATATGGTGGTATCATCTGAAACAACCACTTCACTTACTTCACCATCAGCGAGACGCCTTGCATCCTCTGCTGAAAAATACTTAAATCTTTTCATATCTATTCTTTATTTTATATTCATATATATCAAATATAACAAAAAAAATTGAAAAATCCAAATAAACTATTGCTTTTTTCAATTATTTTATTATAGTGTCCGTTAATCTTGCTTTCATTTTCAGCAATTTACGGAGTTGTTCTGCTGTCCAGTCTGTAGTGTCAATGGTCAGTTTGGTCTCTGCTGCTGTCGGATGTGATTTCTTCATCTCAAAAAAGACCATAACGCTGTCAAAGTCTGACAGCACCAACCTCTGTGGGTAATATTGCAGTCCGCGTATCTTCGTGAATCTTTGCTTCTTCTCTCCTTCATTCTTCTTCTCTCCTTCATTATCCGCCCGCCCCCTTTTATTTGGCTTTCTATAGTATCTATTCTCACGAATGAAAAGATTGTTGATGTTGCAGTTCATAGGGTCGCCATCACGATAGTCCAAGTTCAACTGAATTCCTATATTGGTATCACCGCTAAAAAATCTATATACATGTGATGCCAGTCCGATGGGTTTTGTTTCGTATTTTGCCGTTGTTCTGTCGTTAGCAAGATTCACTATGGCTTTGTTGTGTATCTTGTCATACTGCAGTTTTTTTTGAACCACCTTCTTATATCTGTTGCTCCACTGCCAGACTTCGCCTGTTGATGTGATATAACATGGGAGCAAGATGTCAGGGTAGTCATCATGGGTCAAATGTCTTATATTTTCTTCTGTCAGATTTTGCGGTTCGTATCCGCTATGGGGGGTGCTGATGTTCTTTACATCCTTCAGATAAAGGTTCTCCAACCGACAATTCATAACATCATGATCAAGATGTCCGATATCCAACCTCTTACATATACCCAAATCAATATCATTGAAATACCTATACACGAGGGATGCGACTGATACTGTCTTCGCTTTCGTCGTTCTTTCCCTGCCGTCAATGTCATACAGCATTATATTCACCTTCGCACAGTTGTTGCTCATATCAAGGAACACCGACTTCTGCTTCATCTGTTTCTGTCTTAAACTCCACTGCCATAATTCACCCTCCGATGTGATATAACATGGCTCCACTATGTTAGGGATGTCATCATTCGTAATATATCTTATATTTTCTTCTGTCATACTATATTTGATTTACCTCTTGATTTTTTAATGTATCCAAATCCAAAACGCTGTCAGTTGATATAATGTATCATCTGAAATGTGTTATACAATACTTATAGGCTAAAAACGAAAGTATTCACTATAATTCTGATAACTTCTTGTATGCTCTCTCCTTATCCTTGAAAGACCACGCCCACTGACCGAAAGCACTCGCTCTTGGGTATTTCTCCTTCATTATATCAACCACCGTTATCTTACCGTCTATTGTCTTTGCACTCTTGCCTGCCTTCTTCAAGAATACCTCGTAATCTACATAACTACCAATCTCACGCTTATACAGGTAAGCGGTTTCTGTCTCCTCCAACTGAATGAAATGAACGGGCTTGCTCCAACCCTCATACTTCTTCTTCGTAAAATCTTTTTCTAACTTTATTATCTCCATATACATTAAATTTTATTTACTATAGAAATAACAAAAAATTAGAGGATTTATCAGAAATTTGAAAATAATTTGATATAAGTATTGATTTTTTACTACAACATTATAGAAATCGCTGTCAGATAATGTAGTATATCATCCAATAGAGATATGCAATACTTGTAGGCTAAAAACAAAGATTTTCACTATATTTGCAGGTGAGAAGCAGAGATACGGTATAAACACGGTGCAACAACAATGCAACAACTTTTGCTTGTAAGTCGTTGATTATCAATAAGCACTACTTATTTAGCAAATTTATGCTTAATTTGCTAACTTATTTAATTATAATTACTTACCTTTGTGTCGTGCAACAACTTTTGTCAAATTGCAACAACTTTTAATATGGGTAAAAATCAACTACAAATATAGTATTTTTATGGCTAAAATCAACTACACCATCAGTAAGAAAGTCAAGGATGGAATGAGCGAAATCATCCTTGATATCCAACCAAAGCGTGGTATCCATTACAGGGTGAAGTCAGGGATATATATCACCCCTGCTAACTATGACCGCCTGACAGCAACATCTAAACTTCTTACCTATGACCGCCTCTATGACATTGAGAAGGCGGTGCTGTCGGAACTACCTACCACCAAAGAGGATGCAGAGAAAATCATCAAGAGAATACAGGGAACAGATGACAACCTGCTGTCGGTATTCATAGCATATACAGAAGCAAGGACAATAGAGAAAGGACTGACAGACGGAACATATGAAGTGTATAAGAGTTTGATAGCATTGTTGAGAGCATATGATCATGTGTCAAGTGTCAAGGCTGTGGATAAGGTGTGGCTGTCAGGGTTGGTCAAGCATATGTGTGATGCAGGTATGACCAACACAACACAGGGGAACTATTACAGGGTGTTCAGGACATTCTTGACATACTGTGTGGAGCAAGGATATATGGACGATGAAGTGCTGCAATATAAACCAAAGTTCAAGACTGTATTGAATGATGTGGTATGTCTGACAGCAGAAGAACTACATAATATATATAAGGTATCATTGGAGCGTGATGGTCGTAAGTGCAAGTATAGCGAAGATGTGATGTGTGCTGTCAGAGATATATTCGTGGTGCAATGTCTATGTGGATTGAGATACTCTGATATGATACACATATATAAGGAGAACATACAGGAGGATGAAGATGGTAAGTATATCGTGCTGACTACAAAGAAGACAATGCAGAGATTGAAGATATATTTTAATGATAGAGCACTACATATATTGGAGATGTGGGACTATAACCTACCACATCCGAAGTTGGAAGTAATGAACCGATGGCTGCCAGAGATAGCGAAGCAAGCAGGAGTGAAAGGACGAGTGGAAGTAGTGAGGATGGTGGGAAGCAAGCGTGTAGTGGAGCATAAGGAGAAATGGGAAGTCATAAAGACACACACAGCGAGAAGGACTTTCATTACGCTGATGCTTGAAGCGGGTGAGAACACAAGCACCATCAGGAGCATAACAGGACACACCCAGTTGAGTTCG